TGGTGATTCTGTTACTGCAGCTCTTAATGAAGCTCCATTTACAGCCATTTCTTTCATTGGTATCTTAGAAATGTTAGTACATATACGTCTTGCGTATAGTAACTCAGACATCTCTAATGTTATTAATAGCACATTCTTACCTTGTTTAGCAATATTAGAGGCTACATTACCTAAAAATATAGACTTACCAATATTAGTTTCACCTGCAAAAACATATAACGATTTACCTGCTTGTAAAAAGCCTCCATCCAATGAATCATCTAACCATTCCCACGTACTCGGTATCTTATCTTCTACCGTAGTAAGATCCTCAATAATATCATCTATATTAGCTTTAACACCTAAACCTAAATCAGTAACCAGACTAATATTACAACTCTTTTCAAACTTGTCTAAAATTACTGTAGTATCAACATCACCAGCAGATATATCTTCTGCCGCTTTTAGCATCGTATGATATACTGCTTTCTCTTTTAGGAATTGCTCAGTGTTTTCAATTAATTCATCTTTATTGATATTCTTATCAATATCTGAAAAAGAAGTAACTAATCGTTTAAATGATTCTTTCTGATCATCTGTTACCAGATACTGCTTAATCTCTGTAGTAGTTGGTAGCTGGTTACGCTTTTCATTAAATTCTTTAATGATAGTAAAGACACTTGCAATATCCTTACTCTTAAAATATTCTGGTTGTACAATATCCGTTATAGTTGACAAATAGCCACTATCTGTTAACGCATTATACATCAACACGTTTTCAAAATAGTCGAGATCTAGCTTACCCATCCCACTTATAATAGTAACCTATTGTTAAGAATCAACTAAATTTGTACTGTTTTACCAACGTACTTGCTGTACTTTTTTAGAAACCACTCTTGACCATTTGTCCAGTCAGTTGTAAATTCTCTAAGACCGGGGGATGCATGTGTCACATACGCATCAATAACACCACATTTAAATCCAGCAAGTGACGCGTCAAGTGTATACGCAAGATCATAAAAATGAAATCCAGTAGGGCAGGATTTATCGAACCGGATCTTCTTAAATACATTTCGTGAAATAGCTAAAAATACCCCATCCATAATTAGCGCTTGATGTGGGTATGGACCAAATGCAGTCATTGATTTTTGCGTACCGTTTAAGTGTGCAACTGCTCCATGGAGCTTACCACTACCAAAGCCTCCTCCCATAAGATGCCATAGCGTTGGTTGTTGTACTTTAATTTGTGAAGCTCCAGCAACTCCCAGAACATCATATTCTTTAAAATGGTTCTTGAGTTTCCCGTAATCAAAATTTTCTAAAATAATATCATCATGACATAAAATAATATGGTCTACATTTTCTTTAATAGCAAAATCAATTGCTTTATTATATACCTTTTGCAAAGAATCCGTATTATTCTCCTTGAAGTATACATCCATTTCTTTATGCTTGGTCTGCCAGAGCAAGGTATCTTCTTTTTTACCTTTTGTTGCAACGCAAATAAATAATTCGTTATTCATCTTAAATAAATAGAAACGGTGAATCGTGTTTGAATTCACCTACCTTTTTAAACTTAAGAGTTTTTTTATCTAATCGTCTAATCTCACCTTCTTTCAGATCCTTATAACCTTTACCAGGTATAGTAGAATAACATCCTTTATTATTAAAATGTAGCATTGAGCCAACTCGGGCAATATATAACTCGTTTGTATCACAATCAACAATAGATACAGCAAATGATCCTGCTAGTTCTTCTAATACCTTTCTAATATACTTTACTGGATTTGTACTTTGACTACGGTCATCTTCCATAAACTTTTGTAATAGATTTACAATTAAGGATGTATCTACCGGATTCTCAATAAACGGAAGATGTTTTTTACGTATATCCTTATCATTAGTAATTACTCCGTTATGAAAAACCATCCATGACATAGTATCAAAGGGATGAGACGTTTCATAAGACCATTGCCTCATAGCTGATGTAGGTGCCTGCACATGACCGCAACTATATTTAGATTGTTTAGAGCCTTTTACTTTATTAAAGTCAATCTCACCTTCCTTTTTATAAACAAATTGATCATCGTATGTGAGCTGCACATAACTACTAGCAAAAGTTCCACGATCTTGATTAGCAGCATACAATACCTCTAACATAGACTTATCAGGAGCTCCAAATATAGCGCACATATACTATAATTTAATCTAACATTACAGTTTTTCCAGTTCGATGTTCATATCTTTACGAATACGTGCTGTAAGTTCCTTACTTTCTTCCATTTTACCATAATAAAGTCTGAACTCACGAGGTATTCTCCAAAAGAAGTCCATCACTCCTGTAACTTCATGAAAAGCAAATGTATAATGTGGATACTGTACACCATCAACATCAATCCAACGTTTACGCTTCTTCTTCTTTTTTTCAATTCCTAATTTTTTAAGAGTATTCTTACCAAGACCTCTTACCTTAAAAAGATCCTCACTACTACGAAATGGTCGCATACCAACAATATTTTTAGCAGTAAACTTACCAACTCCAGATAGAGCACGAAGTTCCTTATCATTCATCTTATTGAAATCCTTATAACTTAATTTCATATTCTATATTAATTATAACAAAGTTCCTTTTATTTACACTTTTTTAAAGTAATTTATACTATCAGCCATAAATATTATCAATGAGCTCCTTTGATAACTTCTACACCAGGTTGCAAACTTTAACTGAAGCTAGAAAATCCCCTGTGGAGGCTTTAGTACCTGGCGCCACTGGTGTTACTAAACAGATGCGTTCAGCTGGTTTAAGTTCTGCACCTTTAGATACAATTAAGTTTATACGAGAGCTGCTATTTAACTTAGATGTTATTTCTGAAGATGAATTAAATGCCGTCAAATCAAGTAAAGGGTTCACTGGTAAAAAGCAAGCTATGCTTAAAGTACTTCAAAATAACCAAAACAAGATTAATGCTAAATCTGATGAAATTGCGCAAACAATTGAAGGTACATTAGATGATTTTATTTCTGGTATGGGTGCTAATAGGTCTAGGGAAGAAAAATATGCTGCTCAGGCCGCGGCACAAGAGTTAGCTGCTCAAGCTAGGGCTGCTAGGTCTGGTAAAGAAATGGATGATGCCCTTGCTGATGTTATTTCCGATGAAAAGCTTATAATTAAAGCTTCCCTGGCTAAAGCTATTCAAGAGTTAGAGGATCTTCCTGGAGGTGAAGATATCTCACCTGAGGTACTTGCTGAGATTAAAAAGTTTGCTCCAAAAATTAATACTATTGAGCAGTTAGAATCTTTTGTTAAGCAATTAAGTGGGATGGAAGAATATCAATTGCCCGCTGCTTACCTCTCAAGCACTGTTAAAGCTATTAAAGGTGGTATGGAAGATTACGAAATGGAAGATCAAGAAGATCCAGATCATGGATTTGATGCTGTAAAATCAGATCTTGACGGTGATGGAAATATTTCCAAATATGAGCGTAACAGGGGTGAGGCAATTGCCTCTGCAATGAGTAAAGAAGATAATGAAGGTGATGTAAAGCGTGAAGTACTTAACGCTTGTAAAGCTGCTGCTGGTGATTTTGCTCATAAGAATTCTGGTATGGCTTCCGGTTGTAAACAAATGCTTGATCAGTATACTAAAGCTGGTGATACAGAAAGAGCCAGTATTGCTAAATCTTTACATGATCATTTTTCTGGGCAAGCTAAACATTTTGATGAAAATGGAGAAGATCCTGATATTGAGGCATTGGCTCAAGTTGAAGTAGAGGAGCTAGGTGATGGTGAGATACCTGATGATTACCATGATCAAGATGACGATGAAGATGCTGAAGGTAATGTTAAGAAAGAAGTTCTTGCTGCTATTGAAGCTGGTGCAGGTGATGAAGGGGAATTTGGACATACAAATGCAGGTAAGGCTACCTCAGCACAACAGTTAGCTGCTCAGTATAAAGAAGCTGGTGATGAAGTGAGGGCTAGCATTGCTAATAATCTTGCACAATACTTTGCTACACAAAGCAAGTTTGATGAAAATGAGGAAAATGAAGAGGTTGTTGCAGAAAGCAAATATACAACTGCTGACTATCTTACTGATATCTATTCAACAGTTGAGCCAATTATTGAAAGTACTGTTAACGAAAATGGTCAAACTACACCTACTCAGCAATATCTCGTTGAGAAGCATGAGGAAGCTATTGAAGAAGTTTATACATCACAATATTTAACTGAGCAAAAAGTACAAGATTCTCTACCTAAACAAAAGAAGGAAAAGAGTCTTAGCTTTAAAGAGCGCTTCCAGCCTAAGACGCAAGGGCAACTTGAAGAAGTACGCCGTTACGGTCTTTAAATCTTCTTACAACCTTTAGACAAGTATAGCTCATTCAACTTAGATTGCTGTACATATTGAATAGGGTCTTGATAACCTGCATCAACGAAGCCTTTCACTCGCATACTAGATGACGGAGTCGTCGCATCTGCTAATCCATCTTTCCTATTAGAGTAGCACGTCCAAGTCTTACCAAAGTCTACACCCAGTCTTATACCTTCTTCAACGATAGCTTCTTTACTCATTGTAAGTAATGGAGCTTCAATATTAATACGATGTTCACGATTAAGTGCGATTAATGCATTCATGGAATCAACAAATTCATTAGAACCATCCCAATAACCAGCAAGGCTATCAACTTCCGCAGCCCCATACCAAACAGTATCAGCGCCTTTAGCTTCTGCATATGCACATCCGATAGTATTAAACAACTGATTACGAAAAGGTACATAGCTCACAGGCTGGGCATCACCAGCCATCTTACTGATATCAGGATTATCAATCTCTTCGTTAGTAAGAGAGGAGGTGGGAGCTAGATGCTTAATAAATCCAACATCAGCTATATAATGAGTTATGACAGTATCCGGAGACTTAGCTTTAACAGCATCTATCTGATCTTGAACACAGTCAATCTCCCTAACATGACGCTGACCATAGTTATATGTAATGAGGTTAACCTCTTTAAACCCTTTATCTACAGCCATATGTAGTAGGACCACAGAGTCCATACCACCCGATATACTTAATACTAATTTACTCATTTTTATCTAAGGAATCTTTTAGGATTTCATTCTCTTTCTTTGGAATAATTACCTTTTCTTCTACTTCATCAGGAACATCATCATCACCTTCACCACCAGAATAAGCCCACTCTGTCTTAATTTTTTCTTCTAGTACAGGTAGGATAGTATTCTCCCAGAGGTCCTTATCCTTACGGAAGTTTTTATAATAACCAATCTTCTTACCATCAGGTAGCTGATAAGTGGAACCAGTCTGAATAACAGCACCAACCCCTACAGCAAGATCTAGTAGACCATAGTAACGGTCAAGTCCAGTATGAAACGAAAGGAACATTTCCCCTTGAAGGTACTGCTTAATGAATCGATTCTTACGAGTGAGGGCTCGGATAAGGATACCTGCGTAGTTCTTTTGACCTACAGCCGTTTCTGCATCCATAGTCTTACCCCCATCACTCTTCATAGGCTTACGCGCTAACTGAATAGTAACAGAAGGTAGATATACAATTGACTTACCACCAGGCATATTCTTTTCAATAGATGGGAACATTGCTGTAGGATCATCATAAACATGATTAGTACAAAGGATCGTAGTCTGTGTAGTAGCACCAAGATTAGTACAAGTCTGCATAAGAGACTTCATAGCCCGGGCTTTAGTACCCATATCAGATGAAGTACTATCTTTACCCATACGGCTATGCTCAAGTTCTGATTGTAGATTACCAAGTGAGTCAATCGCTACAATAAACTTACCTTCAAGACCTTTTTCTTTAACTGAAGTAAGGAACTTATACAACGCATTACGAGTTTGCTCGATAGTAACACATGGTACATACTTTACTTTACTAATATCCAATCCAATACGTTCTGCACCTTCTGGATCAACAGCATTCTCAGTATCAAATATAACTGGAATCAAACCCTCTTTCTGAGCATTAGCTAGAATCTTAAGAACAAACAATGTCTTACCTGTCATAGACTCACCACCCATCATTGTTACCCTACCTTTTGGAATACCACCGTGAATAGAACCTGATACAATAGCATTTAAAACATAACTACCGGTATCAATCCAACCACCAACACGTGACAACGTACTATCTTCTAAGTATGTTGCAAACGGGTTTATTTTATCGATTGAATCTAACGCGGCGCGCGTATCTTTATCAAAATCATTCATATACATATTGTATGAACTTAACTTTATTAATCAAGATAAAAAAACTACCGACATAGTCGGTAGTTAATTGGCTCGGGTACTTGGATTCGAACCAAGGACCTAGTGGTTAACAGCCACCCGCTCTGCCACTGAGCTATACCCGATAATAATTATTTACCGTCTGCATCGAACAGCTTAATAACTTCCGGCTCCTCTGCTACTGGTTGTGCTGGTGCAGGATTGTTAATAGCATGATATTGCGTAGTAATCTGCTCCGTAAGTTTAACTGTTGAAGTAACAATAGTTGACTTATGGAAAGTCCATTCGTTATCCTTTTTATCCCCTTCAATAAACTCCATAAATAGATAAGGAAAAGTCTGTACTTGAAGCTGACCATTTTGTTGATCTGGTTGTACATGTACAATAACTGGGTTATTGAGAGTCAAAGTTTCATCAGTTTGACCTGTCTCAACTCCAACAACGGTACGACCGACTTGGTCGACAATAGCAATGATTTCTTTTTGATCACTCATACAAATATATTATAACATATTACTTCTAAGTATCAACTGTGGATTTAATTTTTTTATTCTATAAATATCGATGAGTTTGACTTACTATGTCTAAAAGAACTATTTTTCTCCATTTACCGGCTTATAGAGATCCTGAATTAATACCTACTATTGAGGATGCTTTAGCTATGGCTCAATATCCGGAAAGAATTCATTTCGGTATTTTTAGACAGTATAATCCAGAAGATGG